TTCATAACTTATACTTGGATGAGTTTGCCCACGTCCATCCATCGATTGCAGATAGTTTCTACGAGAATGTATATCCTACACTATCCTCGTCGAAAGTCTCAAGAATTACAATTACATCTACACCAAATGGTTTTAACAAATTCTACCAAATATACGCCGCAGCAGATCGTAAAGATAATGAATATCATCCTATGCGTATCGACTGGTGGCAACATCCTGACAGAGACGAAGCATGGTACGAAAGAGAACTTAAAAACTTAGGTTCAATTGAGGCATTCAATAAACAATACGGAAATGAATTCGTTTCTAGTTCAAATCTACTATTAGACCCTGTAGATATGAAGAAGATGAGAAAGCGAATGAAGCCGTATGTCTATCATGAATTCGATGAGTTCGACTATATCTCTATTGACACAAAAGGTTTCTTAGAATGGTCTCCAGATTTTGATATTGACACATGTAAAGATAAAGAGAACTTCTGGTTATTCTCAGTAGATATTGCAGAAGGTAACGGTGGTGACGCATCGGTAATTAATGTATTCCAAGTTAATCCAATGAATAAGGACGAAATAAAGAATGTGGTTAATCCAGGTGCGATGTACGATTTCTTCAAATTTACTCAAGTTTGTAGATTCAGATCTAACGAACATGTAATTGAAGATTTCGCAAAAGTACTTTATACTCTATCGGTAGACATATTCTACTCAGAGAATGTAAAGATGATTGTGGAATATAATACTTATGGTACTGTATTATTTAATTATCTAAGACAGATTTTTCCACAAAGAAATGATTTCGATGATGAAATGGTGGTTAAGTTTAAACACAGACATGATGGCAGAGCATTAAAACCTGGTATCAAATTAAAATCTGACAACAAAGCTATATTCTGCCAGAACTTTGCGAAATTATATAAGATAAATAGATTAGATTTAACTGATGAGGTTACAGTGACTGAAGCTTCCTTGTTTGGTACCCTGCCAAACGGTAGTTACGGCGCTCAGATGGGCAATGACGACGTGATTATGACTTGTATCACTGCAACCGAGTTTTTTAATACGACAGACTATGCAGATTTCGTGGAAGAGCTATTAGATTTCATAGATCCAGACATCCATGACGAGATGGAGACAGTCCTTTACAAGGACAATGACCAAGCTGGAGATTTACAATATGATATTTATGACCTTTTGAAATAAATTTGCAGAAAGACAAGGATATATAATAAAAGAATTAAAAAATAATAACGAACAACTATGGCATTAAGTCCTCAATTATTACAGTTCAAAAGCTCAGGCGTATATCGTCTAGAGTTTGACAAGTCACAAACCGTTAACATCCCTGCGGAAACTATCAGATTAGTTGTAGGTAGATCTATGAAAGGTCCTTACAATACTCCAGTTCTTATAGAAGATGTAGAGCAATTCAAGCAAGTTTTCGGTGGAATAGACAAGTCCTTAGAAAAGAAAAATATGTTCTTCCACAGATCAGCAATTGAAGCTCTATCAAGAGGTCCAATTTTAGCTATTAACATGACTACAGCGTCTGATGATGATAAAGTGAGTATTTTCTCACCAGCAACTAACTCTGCAGTACAAGGTTTATCAGCTAATACACTTCAAGCATCTGCAATGACTTCTAAGAAGTATTCAGATGTATTTGATACAGATAAATTCTGGGTACCTTCAGATGAGAAGTTATTAACTGCTGCTGCAGAAGATCAAAATCATGCAATCTCATTTGTTAATATCAAACAAGATCCGATTACAGTTATCATTAGACAAGCTGCAGACGTTAGAGGTTTTGAATTAACAGCAAGAGAATGGTATGGTGAAGCTAACATTCCAGAAGGAATTGACGCAGACGAGTACGTATCAGACTACTTAGTAGATGTATTTGTATTTAAAGGCAAATTCGATGCTGCTGAATTAAACAACGATCCTAACTACGGAGACTTCTTCGACCAGGATGGTTTATTCAGAGCACAATTCGCTCAGTTTGCAGGTTTAAGAGAAGTAACTCTTTTAGCACAATATGATGGTGTATCTTTAATACCAGAATTTATTGATGCTGAAGGTAATCAAATGTACATTGAGACTCTAATTAATATGGAGGCTAGAAGAACAGGTTTATTCTGTGCAGTACAAGAAGATGCACTTCCAAACATCGACCTAATCGGAAATGGCTTTGACATTTACAATGATTACGAAATTTTATCACATAAAGTGAAGCAAGTTGCTTCTGAATCTATCGCAGATTTAACAGCTCAAGGTGGTATTGTAACAGTAGATAACGATAACAACCAGTTAATAATTAACGGTACTAACCTTTCTGCTGCTATCCTAGCATCAACACACAGCATTAATACTTCTAAATACTTAGAGTCTTATATTGCTGGTGAGTTTGTACAAATCACTGGAATCGCAGATACAGGTGCAAACCAAGTAACAATCACAGCTTCAGGACAAATCTCAAAAGGATACGAAGCTTATGCAGCAGGTACTGCGGCTGACTTCGTAAACGGTGGTCCAGTTACAATTACTAAATTATCTAACGGTAACTTAAAACTATCACACGGTCCTGATAACTATAATTCATTAGTAGTAGGTGCATTCTTACTATCAGTTAACGCTGGTGAATTCACACAAATCTCAGATATTACTGTAGACCCTAACGATAACACAGTAGAAATATCTGCAGGTGGTGGTGTTGCATTCAGCGATGACTATGTAGGAGCAAACCAAACTTCATTAGCTGCATTTAGTGCAATTATCCAATCATCTTTCGATGTATGGACTCTACAGCCTAACTCAAGAGCAGTATTATTCCCAACATTAGCAGAAGGTTGGACATTCACAGCAAACGGTGCTGGAATCTTCACTTTCTCTGGTGATTTAAGTGCTGCAGGTACTGTAGCTTGGCCAACTGAAATTAAAGTTGGACAATATGTACCAGGCGATGGAGGTAAACTATCCAGAATTAAGAAGATTGTTAAGTCAGTAGTAGGCGGATCAACTTTCTTCAGATTTGAAACATCAAGAGTAGTTTCAAGTAGACCAGGTTATGCACTTAAGAGATATGAAGAATCTGCAGGTGTATACAAAACATTCCCACTAGAAGGTGCAACACAAGGAGACAAGCTAATCGCTGACTTACTTGCTGCAATCAAGCCGGGAACTGGTTTAGGAAACGCACTTATTGACAAAGACAACATTACATTTAGATATGTTGTTGATACATTCGGTTCATTAGAGAACGGTGGATTACTTAACAAAGAAGAATTATCATTCTTATGTAAAGAAAGACAAAATGCTTCAGCAATTCTTAACGCACCAATGGTGAAAGAATTCAAAGCATCTACTAACCCATCATTCTTAAACACTATAACAGGTGCATTCGATGTGAACACAGTGGCAACTGGAGGTAACTTAGAGTTAAACCCATCAGCTCTTTATACATTACCATCGATCAACGAGGGTGCTAACTACGCATTCTACTATGGTCCTGGTCTTAATGTAATTGAGAATGGTAGAACTAAAGTTATTCCACCAGCAGCATACGTATCAAACAACTATATCGATAAATTTTTAGATGCTTTACCATGGTCAATCATCGCAGGCCCAAGAAGAGGTGTTGTAGGTGGAACAGGTGTTCAGTCTCTAGAATTTGCATTTGACAAATTCGACAGAGATGTACTTGAGCCATTCGGTTACAACCCAATCGTATTTGAAAGAGGCGTTGGTTTAACGATCAAAGGTAATAAAACAGCTCAACAAGGAATTCAATCAGCACTTTCTTCTGCTCACGTAAGAGAAGTATTAATTTACATCGAGGATGGTCTAGCTGAAATTCTTAAGAACTATCTGTTCGAGTTTAACAATGCTCAAACTAGATTAGAAATCAAAACTTTAGCTGATAACTTCATGGAATCAGTTAAGAAAGACGGTGGTGTATTCGACTTTAAGAATATCATGGACACTTCAAACAACACGTCTGAAGTAATCGACAACAACATGGGTATTCTTGATACGTTCGTAGAACCAGTTAAAGGTCTTGAGATTCTAGTATCTAGGGTGACTGTATTAAACACAGGTGAGATCGCAACAGGTAACTTTGCATAAGAAAACAACGATATATAAATAAAATAAGAAAAATTAAGATATGGCTTTACCACATTATTCAGAAGACCAAACTAGCAAGAAAGGTAGAAATTTCGAGCCAGTACAAGGTAACCTATTCGAGGTGACTATTTTACCTCCTGCAGGTGTTGCTGGACAGGAATTCTTACTACAACAAGTTAACACAGTAGCAGGTCTAGACGGATTAGCTCCAGGTGTAGAAGCAGTAACTCAGAAATACAAGTTTGCTGACAGATCATACGCAGGTATGGCAGCTCAAACTTCAGTGGATCTGACTATTAACTTCTCACTTAACCTAAACGACTCTAACCAGGCTTACATTTACAAAACATTAAGACAATGGTACAGAGCGGCGTACAACCCAGAAACTGGAGAAATGGGTCTTAAAAAGAATTATGTAGGTACTATTGTTGTTGTACAATTCAACAGAGAAGGTGATATTTACAGAAAAGTAACTCTAGATGATTGTTTCATCACATCAGGTGTAAACTTGGTGGACGGATTAGACTATGCAGATGCAGAGCCTAGAACTTTAGAAGTTATTTGGAAGTGTGATACTTACTCTGAAGAATTAACATAAGCTTAAAAGTTTTTAGATAAAAAGGAGGCTGAATTTCAGCCCCCTTTTTTTAAACTCTAAAAACATAATATAATATCCTAATAATAAGAGATTATGAGTGATAAATTAACCAAAAAATTACAAGTCTTACTGACTGAAGAAGAAGTTCGAGAAGTAAATCGTGTTATTCTAAATGATGCTTTACAATACGAACAACGTCCTATTTCAGTGAGCGCATTTATTAGACAATTAATAAAAGATGAGCTTAGTAAGAGAAGCATTGACCAAAAATCTTACATAAAACAAAATTTGAAAAACCTAAAAAGTAAATAATATGAGCGACAAGAAAAAGAAACTCAGCGCAGAGGAAGCAAAGATGGCAAAGGCTTTAGCAGCTAAAGATGCTATCAACGATCCTCAAGTAGAATCTACAGATACAGAAGCAACTAATATGGAAGCTGCTGTGGCTGCAGGAGGTTTAGGTAAAGTTAATATGGGTAACTTCGGACCAGATAGAGCACAGTCTTCAGACTCTGCTTTAGGATGGCACGTGTTAGACCTAGAGAATTTACCTTCAAAGGCAAAGTTTTATCCAAAAGGAACTGTAATCAAGATTAGATCTGCTAAAGCAGCAGAAATCAGACATTTCTCAACAATGGACGAGAATAACTATATCGATATGGAAGATAAGTTAAACTCAATTGTTGAATCTTGTATGCAGATGACTTCTGATAAGAAAAGACTTTCCTACAAAGATCTACTTGAAGAGGATAGAATTATAGTCTTACTCGCAGTTAGAGATTTAACTTTCCCAGAACCTGAAAACAAATTAATGTTAAAAGGTAAAACTGACCAAGGTAAAAAACCAGTTGAAATTGAATTATCAATTAGAAACTTAGTACCTTCAGTTATCGATGAAGAAATAGAAAAGTACTATGACGAGAAAGCTAGAACTTATGTAATTAAGACACGTTCTGCTGGTGAAGTCAGAATGCATCCACCAACAATTGGTGTTATGCAGGAAGTAACTAACTATCTTAGAGATCGTCAGGAGAAAGAAGTTGAGTTTGATAAAGCTTTTATCCAAGTTCTACCTTATGTTCAATCCGACTGGAGATCATTAGGCCTAAACAAAATTTTTCAACTAGAGGTTGACTATAAGGCTTGGGATGAGAAAAAGTTCATGGTAATCTACAGATTAGCTGAAAGAATGAGAATTGGTGTTCAAGCAACACTAGAAACCACCTTAGACGGAGAGAAGGCATCGGCCCCTCTTGAGTTCCCAGGTGGCATCAAAAGTCTTTTCATTATTTCAGATCTCGCTGGAGAATTACTTTAAGACTAAGTTCTACCTGGGCATTCACCTCAGGATGCAACCATCTGAGATTGAAAACATGTATTACTACGAATACTGGTATTATGTGAAGAATCTCTCAGAGTACATCAAAGAGAGGAATAAACAATCTAAGGACCAACAAGAACAGGCGAACGAGAGACAGAGTGCAATGAGCTCTAAATACAAAACGCCAAAGATGCCTAAGGTCCCTACAATGAGGACACCTACGTTAAAGATGCCTAAGTTGTAGAGATATATAATATAGTATTAGGGGTATGTTCCTAAAAGCATACCCCTTTATTTTAAAAAATACTGAGGAGTATCTAGTGAATTTTAAGTTTTTAGCAAGCGCATTTGATAAACTAGGAGGTCAAACCGAGCTCTTAGAAGAAATCAGAGACAATTCAGATTTAACAGCCGCAGCAATCAACCCTGGTGGTGAGTTATTTGATCGTATTGACCGAATGGTTATCGCGATGGAAAAGCTCGAAGAGAATACCAAGGCTGGTAGAGGTGGTTTACAAGAGGCTATAGTTTTAAAACTAGTAGCTCCAACACTTAAACCTATTGGTCTAGGCTTAGGCTTTATTGTAGAAGCATTAGAAAAGGCAGGTCCTGCAGAGGAATTGTCTAAGAAAATGGATGCAATTACACAAGGTCTAGTTGTTCTAGGTGACGTAGGTAAATCACTACTCCTATTTGCAGGTTATCTTATTTTAGCTACTCCACTACTCCTCGTGGCAGCAGTAGCTTCTATTATTTGGATCCCAGCAACTATTCTGATGATAAAAGGTCTAATGTTCGCTACAGAAGGCCTAGACGAGAAAAGATTAGAATCAATTGCCCTGTTAGGAGATGTCGGTATGGCATTACTTAAACTAGCAGGTTCATTAGCCCTAATATCTATATTAGCACTTCCAGCTCTGGTTGGTCTATTAGCAACTACAGTTATATTAGTAGGTATTGCAGGTGTATTTAAAATCTTAGATATGATTGGTGCAGATCCAAAGAGAATGGAAGACTTTGGTAAATCAATTAAAGCACTTGGTATAGGTTTACTTCTATTAGGTGGTACTTTAGCTCTATTAAGTCTTGTTGCTATGCCGGTTCTAAAAGGACTTCTAGTAGCGATGGCAGTAGTAGCAGGTATTGGTCTAACATTCTTCTTATTAGATAAACTAGGAGTAGATAGATCTATGCGTAAGATGGCGATTAACTTAATGTTAGTGTCACTTTCATTAGTTACATTATCTGCAGCTTTAATGTTCTTCTCTGCAGTAGCTCCACCATTAATGCAATCACTAGAGATTGTAGCAGTCGTTGGTGCCGTGGCATTAGTGTTTGGACTTGCAGGTCAGTTTGCAGCACAAATTGTAAAAGGTTCACTTGTTATGATATTAGCAGGTATATCTTTAGTTGTGATTGGCATGGGATTAAAGAAAATTGAGGAATCATTCCCTGCTAAAGGTAGATGGGAGTTCATCGGTCAGGTCGGTGCTATTGTAGTTGGACTAGGTTTAGCAATGGCTGCAGCCGGCGCCGGTGCAGCGTTTATCGCTCCAGGTGCTGCAGTAATGATTCTAGCAGGTGGTGCTCTAGTTGTAATAGGCCTAGGTCTAAAAGCAATCGCGTCTGTAGACTTTAAAGCACTAGGTTCATTATCTAACGGTAAAGGTAGTAAAGCATTCGATTGGTCTGGTGAAGTCAGTGAAGGTTTCTTAGGTTTTGGTGCTGGTCGTAAAAAGTCTAACTTTGAAGTTGCAATGGAAGGTGTTGCAGCTGGTTTAGCATTAGGACCTATATCAATTGCAGGTATTCTAGCTGGTGCACCAACTCTTCTATTAGCTTCCGCAGCTTTAATTGGTATTGCAAAAGGTTTAAGAGTATTTAAAGAAGTTGTTTCAGAAGCAGATCTTCCTGCATTATCGACCAATGTAGATTATATTGTATCAGGTTTAGCAGATACATTCGCTAAAGTAGGTGAGAAATATCCAGGCGGAGGTGGTGGTATTATGTCAGCACTATTTGGTTCTGGTAAAGATACTTCAGTTGTAGCTCAAGGTATATCTGCTGTTGGCGGTATGGGTAGAGCTCTAAAGGGTATTGCAAAAGGTGTACAAGCAATGGCGAACTTAAAGTTCCCAACTGGTTTTGATAAAGATGGTAACCCAACTGGGTTTGAGACTATCAATCTAACGACCGCTGTACCAGCCTTAATTGCTAATACACAATTAATTGTTACAGGTTTAAGTAAGACATTTGCAGAAGTAGGAGAATCAGATGCTGCTCAAGGTAGCTCATGGTTTACTTCATCATCTTATGAGAAAGGTATTAAAGTTGTTAAGAAAATGGGTGAACCCCTGTATAACTTAGCAAATGGAGTACAGAATATGGCGAACTTAAAGTTCCCAACAGGTTATGACGCAGAAGGTAATCCAACTGGTTTTAAATCTATTGGTAATGTAGGTTCGTTAGTTAAAAAATTAACTAAGAATACAAAGGCTATCATTATTGGTTTAGCTGGTGTATTTGAACAAGTAGGTAAATCAGAAGCTGCTGATAGTGGTGGATGGTTTAGTAAATCTAACTTTGAGAAAGGTATTGAAGTTGCACAACAATTAGCAGAACCTTATTCTGCGTTAGCCGATGCTGTAGAAGATGTAACTAAGATTACAAGCTCTGTTGGTGCTGCAGAAGAAGTTAAAGCTAAAGTAACTGCGATGATTTCTGCAATTACAGATGCTGGCGGTTCAGACTCTGGTCTAATTATGGGTAAGACCATGTTAATCTCTATGATAGGTTCAACTTATGAAAAATTAGGTACTGCAATTCCAAAAATCATAAGTTCTATTGCAAACTTCACTGTAGATAAAGCAAAAGCATTTGCTTCTATTTTCGGTGGTGAATCTCCTGCAGAATTATTTGAATCTAAAACTAAATTCTTAAAAGGACTTTCAGTTTCATATTTGAGAATGGCAATGGCTATTCCATTGATTGTAGGTTCTATCAATTCAGTTCAAGCAGAACAACTAGATGCATTTACTGCTGTTTATGGTGGTAAGATGACTGACGTCGAGATGATGTCTTCTAGAGAAAGTCTATTCGTAGCAATCGGAGATTCTTATGAGAAAGTAGGTAGAGCTGTACCTTCAATTACTTCTGCATTATCAAGTATTAATCCAGAACAGGTTGATTCATTTAAAGGTCTACTTGTTGGTAGAGTTAGTATGCTTAGACCAGTTGCAGGTTATGAAGCTCAGGCTGCACTTTGGGATGCAATCGGTAGAAATATGGGTGCAACTGCTACAGCATTCCCAACAATTGCTGAAGGTATTAACGCGATGGATCTGGCTAAGTTAACTGAAACTAGACAAATGTTCGAAGCACTTGCAGTTCTAGCTGAAGGTGGTGAATCTCCAGAAGATATTCTAGAAGCAATGGGTGAATCTTTATCTACTGCTTTAGAAAATCTAACTGAAATGATTGAGACATTTAGAACTACTGTAGAAACTGGTAACGCTGAAACAGGTGGTGTACTCGAAGGTGTTGCATCGACAGTCGGTGGAGCAGTTGGAGCATTTAGAGATGCAGTTACTGGTGGCGGCGGTGATAGTGCTGCAGTTGTATCGGCAATTAATTCTCTGAAAAAGCAATTGGCTAATAAGGGAGTTAAGATTACTGGAATAATTAATTAAGAAACTATTCTTACTAGCATGGTATAACTCATAAATTAAATTTTATGATTACATCAACCATTTGTCAATATGATAGCTCAACTTTAACGTCAGCTGCATATAACTTTAAACATAAAACTTTAACTGTACATTTTAATCATGCAAGCTACGTGTATCATGATGTTGATGTACAAGACTGGCATTCTTTTAATAATGCTGAATCTCAAGGTAAAGCTCTAAATGAATTTATTAAGGGCAAATATGAGTACCATAAAGTAAACGAAACAATCAACCATCCAACAGGATATGATTAAGAAAGTGATTAAAAAAATAAAGAAATGGCATGCCTACTGGGTGTGGATAGAAGAGCAGAGAATGAAAGCTGCAGAATATACAGGTAGTGCCGGACCATTATTATGAAACTAACAGAAAAAGACATGGATTATATAGGCAAAGCACTCTTAGTGTTATGTTCAATAGTAGCAATGATTGTCTATCTTAATAATCAATAATATGAAGCTTTTCAGAAGAAGTACAAAGCGTAGAAAATTATTCGGTATATGTGGAGGTTTAGCAGAATACACTAACACAGATCCATTGTTATGGAGATTTATGGCTGTAATCTTATTCTTTATACCTTATGTTCCAGTCGTAATACTCTACATAATTCTAACATTTTTAACAGAAGAAGATGGCATTCAATAATCTTGAATTTAAAAAACATAGAAACGGCTCAGGTTATCAATCGCTATATAAGTTTGATAATGGTTACACTCTATCAGTAGTATGTGGTGAACATTATTATTGTACTCCTAAATTAAGTTTACCAGAAGCTAATAGATATTCTAGTTTCGAGATTGCAGTCTTAGATAAAGAAGATAATTTCTGTACTTCAGACTTTATTAAAGTTGACGACCAAGTTGCAGGTTGGATTAACAGAGAAAAAATCACAGAAGTTATGGAACAAATTGAAAAGTTACCAGTATAAAGCACAAACATTTAAACTATGACAAAGGCAAAGATTGTACAGAGGCTATTAGATAAAAAGCATATCAATGCAGAAGAGGCTGTTATCTTGTTAAAAGAAGAAACTACAACCTACCCTTATTGGACAACCAACCCTTATTTTCCAGAAGGTCCTAATCCAGACCATACTCCCCCTCCAGTCTGGTTTCAGAATTCAACAATAGACAAATAATTCTATAACATAATTTTAATGAATAAGTCGAGCAAGCCTTTCGAGGCCCAAGACGACGACACTAACCGTCGTAAGAAGCTTCAGTTCAAGAAGAAAAAGATGAAGCAGAGAGAACCTAAGTTTAACTACAAGGACATTCGTTCAATTGAAGACCTAGATGACTATGAATAAACCCAATACAAATAACGACCATATCTATTGGGAAGACAGTTGGAATTTCTATGAAACAAATGATGCAAAAGAGCTATAATAATTAAATCAGTTATTATGCCAGAGTTAGCGGAACTCAAATTTACATCAGACTACGTCAATCAAGTATCGGAAGGTATGACTTATATTGGAGTTAAAAAGAACCCCATTCATAAGTGTGAAGATATTGACCAAGAGTATTTCAACAATCAAGAATTTACTATTACTTCAGAATCTAGAGGTAAAGAGATGATTCTTACTATGGAAAGAGACCAAGTACAAATGCCTATTCAATTTACGATGGGTATGACAGGTCATTTCAAAGTTACAAATACTGGCCAAGAGCCAAAACACACTCACCTATTTTTCTACAGATCAGATGGTACAACACTTTGTTTTGTAGATGTTAGGCGTTTCGGTAAGTGGAAAGTAGCTCAAGCTTGGAATACTAAGAGAGGACCAGATCCAACGACAGAATACAAA